AGTGTTAAACTACCTAAAAAGCGAGAAGTAACTCCTAAAATACAAGATAATAATCAATCGATTAATAATGGGGTTATCCATGATACAAAATCTCAATCTACTTTGTGAAGCTAAATTATCATTAGGTGTATCTGCCGATGAGGGCATGAATCCTAGTGGCATAATAGAAGCAAAGGTAACCACTTGGGGTGCTAGAGAGGGCGCAGACGGCAGAAGATTTAATTATCAGCCGGATGGCTTTAAAGCATGGGCTGATGAATTCTCTAAAGCCGGTAAACCACTTCCAATGTTCTTAAATCACAATGATATGGGAATGCCTGTTGGTCAATGGGATGAAGTTATGTTTGAGAAAGATGGAATGAGTGCCAAAGGTCGTTTGTATATGAACACTATGGCAGGATCAGATTTATATCAAGTTTTAAAGGAATCGCCAAGGATGTTTGGCGGTGTTAGTGTTGGTGCTTATGCAGATGAAGCCATTATGGTCGATGCAGAGGGAAATCCACTAGGAGAAGATGATGGCGATGAGGGATATTTTCAAATTACCAAAGGCGGTCTTAGAGAAGTTTCGGTTGTTATGTACCCGAACAATCCAAATGCTGAAATCCAAAAATTAGAGTGTTTTGATGCCGATGGGCATCTAAATCCTCGCCAAGTTGAGGAAGTCCTGCGAGAAGCCGGACTATCTCGAAAAGGTGCGACCACCGCATCTTCTGTCTTTAAGAAATTGCTTGATCAGCGAGATGTTGATAAGAAATCTCTTAAAGAAGCCCCAACTCAGAGTGATGCTGAAGCGGTGGTCAATGAAGCCGATAATCTTCTTGAAGCTTTAAAGCAAAGAGAGTTATTAAAGGCATTATCTAATCGCATCAAATAGGAGAAATTCAAATGAAAGAAGTTATTGAAAAATTAGACACAATCGAGGCACAACAAGTTGCCAAAATTGAAGAAGTTAAAGCTGAAGTTGCTGTTAATCTAGAAGCTGTTAAAACAGAAATATCAGAAAAGTTTGATGCTTTAGAAGCTAAAATTGCTTCTGTACAAGCACCTGCTTTGATTAAAACTTACACATCTTTGACACAAGAATTAAACCGAAGTGTAAAAGAGCAATTACAAGAGTTTGTTAAATCAGATAGTCGTAGAGAAAAAGAAATTAAAGTATTTGCTTCTGATGACCAATATGATGCATACCAAAAAGAATCATCATTATTAGGTAACCCACAAGGTTATGGTTCAGGATACAATGTCGGTGGTCGTACTGGCTATGATCCTGTGTTTGTTTCTTTGCGACAAACAAATCCTTTTAGGGGAGTAAGTCGTCAAGTAGCTACTGATGGTTCTGCTTATCAATTTAGAGCCAAAGTGGGCAATGCAGGTGCGGCTTGGGGCTATGCAGTCCAAAACAATGGTTCTGCAACAACTCAAGATACAAACATTTGGCAATTAGTATTAAAAGATTTAAACTGCCAATTTCCAGTTCGTACAGCAACATTAGATGACATCGATGGTCTTGAGTCAAACATTGTTTCAGACATGCTTGCCGAATTTTCGCAGTCAGAGGGAAGATCGATGGCGATCAATAATGACCAAACAAACTCAGCCCCATATGATGTTACTGGTGGAACAAATGGACTGCGAGGTTTGTCTCAATATGGTTATGTTGGTGCTTATGCCGGTGGTACAGTTCATGCCGCAGAATATGGAACAATGGGTGTAGCATCTACTGATGGATTATCAACAGTAACTACCTATGACCAATTAACTACGAATGGAACAAGTACATCTGCTAATAATTTAACTTATCAAGATGTAATTAACTTCCAAAATAGTTTGCCTACACAATATCGTAGTTCAGCTTGTTGTTTCATGATTAATCCAATTCAGTTACAGGCAATTCGTGGATTAGTTGATGACAATGGCAGACCTATTTATGTTGATGGTTTAGCTAGACCTGATGGCTTCATTGGTCAATTGTTAGGCTACCCAGTTGTAGTTAATCAATACCTAAATCAGCCTAATGACAACAATGATGGTCGTGTAGATTTGTTCCCAATGTTTTTCGGTAACTTTAATCTTGGACATTGCATTGTTGACAGGTTAAATATGGTTCTCCGCAGATATGATCAAACCCTCCCGGGCTTTATCACATTCTATGGTGAAAAGCGAATTGCATCTAGTGTTGTCGATCCATTTGCGCTAGTGGCTTATCGTAGCACTCATACTGCAAACTAAAAAGCAAGGGGGAGAAATCCCCCTCTTTTAACTTATTTGGAATAAATATATATGGCAAACTTAATTCTTGAGGCAATCAAATCAGCCATTAAAGATGGCGAAGCAACAGTTAACTTAAAAGAAGCCTCTGCGCTGACAGGATCAGGATCAGGAATTGGTGGTCGTGTATTTTATGATGATGCTTTTGCTTCATTAAGAATGGGTAATCCTATTCGTAAATATGCAAGACAGTTTACAACTGCTGATTCAGATGTGCAGTTTGTAGCCAAAACAGGAAACATTACAAACATTCAAAATGGTGCTGTAGTAACTGCATCTATAACTGCATCTGTAATGACAGTAACAGCAGTATCAAGTGGAGTTTTAAGAGTTGGTCAAATACTTTCAGGTACAGGAGTTACAGCAGGTACTTATATATCTTCTTTAGGTACTGGTACAGGCGCAACAGGAACATATAATGTTGTAGGTGATACAACAGCATCATCTACAACAATTACTGCTTTAGGTAATCCTTGGGGTTACTATCCTATTAACAACAATAATGCAGTAACAGGTTTAGATACTTCTATTTGGCAATTACCAGTAAGAGCAATTCAAGCAAGTGTTCCAATTCGAACAGCATTTATGGATGATGTTAATGCTATTGAACAAGCAATTGTAGAAGACATTGCAAAAGAATTTGCTCAACAAGAAGCATTATCTATGATGCTTAATAATGATCAGTCAGGCTCTTTAACTGGTTATTATGGTGGCACATTGGGTTTAAGAGGAATTAATAGTTATTCTAAGAGTGCAAGTGCCGCCAGTTTTGGAAGTAGCGGAATTGCAATGAGTAATGGTTTGCATACTATTTTAAAAGTAGATAGTGGTAGTGCTAGTGCAATTACTTATAATAATTTAGTGGCTTTAGCTTCAGCATTACCTGCACAATTTTGGAACTATGATACAACTTGTTGGATGATGCATCCTACAACAATAAAAGCGGTTCGTGAACTAACTTCTCAAAATGGTATGCCTGTATTTGTTGAAGTTGGTAATTCAGAGGGTTCTGCTGTGGGTAATATGTTTGGACATGAAGTAATTGTCAATCCGTATATGCCTGAAATTGGAGCATCAACAACACCTATTTATTTAGCAGACTGGGAAAGATTTATTTCTATAGCAGATAATGAAATTCTTAAATTACAAATGTTTGAACAGTCGCAGGCAGGTTTTGTAACTCTGTTTGCTGAGAAAAGAGTATGTTCTACAATTCGTGATGTATTTGCAGGAGTTTGTTTAACAATGGCGGCTAGTTAATGCCGTCTAACTTATCTACAACCAGTTTTTTAGGTTCACCTAGAAATCCCTGGTCTTATCAAAAAGTTGAGCAAGTTGATCGAGATATATCAACTGCTTGGCTGACTCTTGAAGAAATTACTCAGCAGTTAAATTTATTTGATGATGAGAGCCAAGACAGTTATTTAACAGGACTTGAATTAGCTACTAGGATGGCTGTTGAAGACTATCTTGGTATGTCTATATTGCCTGTGCAATATAAAGCTTACTATGGGGCTACAAACAATTCTATGGGGATGCAAACCTCATTAGATTTACCTGAAATATCTCAAGATACAAATGTAACAACCGGAGTTACTATTAATTGGGTCAAATACTACAATATGGAGACTCCTCCAGTATTGACAACTATTGAAAATACAGAATATTTTTATGATCCAACTGGCAATAAAGTAATTATTAATGCTTTGCCAAATGACATTAACACTTTTATGACCAATCCGGTTGTTGTGTTATATGAACTAAATTCCAATCCAATTGGGTCTTATCCGGTCATTAAACAGGCAGGACTGCTAATACTGACTCATTTATACAACAATCGTAGCGATACAAGCACAGATAAATTAAAACAAATACCTTTTGGAGCGCAAACTTTATTGCGCCCATACAAACCATTGGTGCTTTAAATGGGAATTGCTCGATTTGAGAACCTTGATATTAACAATGTCATTAATAGCATTGATGATGTCGGGCAACAAACCACAGCTACAACTAAATGGTTTTCTACTAGAGCAAGAGTAGGTGATGTTAATAATTCATTAAGGATTTCTGAAAGGTATCGAGTTTATTCTGATTTAGTAAACTTTACCTTTAATTACACTCCACATATGAAACAGATAGTAGATGATCAGAATTTGTACAGCATTACTTGGCGCAATCGAGAATGGCGAATTACCGATATTCGGGAATCTAATGACAGAATGACAGTCTTAATGTTATGTTACAGAAATGATCCTACAATACCGGTATGACCACACAAAACAATCCTGTTGATTATGCAAAAGCAATTCAATATCAATTATTGGATATTGTTACCCCATATCCTGTATATAATTTATTTAATCGTAATTATGCTGTTGAACCTACCTTTGTTACTTGGCAATTAAGAAATATTCATCAACCTGTCTATACAGGGCAGACTCAAAGTAATAAAGGAATTGATACTCCAGTATTTCAAATATCTATTTTTGCTCAAAATAATAATACTGCTTTAACTCTTTCAAATACCATATTACAATTGTTACATGGCTATTCGGGGCAATTTGGTGGTATAAATGGTTTCTTTATAGCTAAAGCTGATGTATATTGGCTATATAATACATATGATAATGAATTAGGTTTAAACCAAATAATACTAGATTGTACTTTGTACATTCCTGCATAAGACAAGATTTGATTAACTTTTTAAATAAGGAATATTAAAATGCCTCTAATTAATAAAGTCTTACCGGGCTATGTAGCTACACTTTGGATGCAAGATGATGCAACTCCAGTTCCATTAACAGATACAAACTTATCTGTTTGGACATCACAAGTTGCAACTATTGTTGGTACAACAGCAGGTGGTGCAGGGACAGCCGGTATACAAGTACCAGTTGAAGCTATCCCATCTTTTGGTGCTGATGATGCTGTTGCCGCATACTCTGTTGCAGGTCAAAGAACAGGCGCAAAGGTAACAACCCAAAATCAAGTAACTTCTTTAAATATTACTTGTCCTTGGAATCCTGCCGATACTGCTCAATTGTTAATTCGTGATGATGGTTATAACGGCACAATCGTTAGAACTTATGTTATCGCTGTTTATGATGGAGAAGATACTGTTGCATATGCATTTAATGCGATGGTTGGCGGTATGCAATGGGATATGAGTCCTAGTGCAGAGGGTAAATTTATTTTCACCATACATCCAATTGGTGGAAGTTCTTATGGATGGTCAACTAACCCTTAAATAAAATATGACAATACAAATAGAAGATAATAATGATTTACTAAGTTATATAATTCAACAATCGGCTGTTGGTGGAAAGAATTGGTTTGGCTTTCCCCAACAGAAGATTATAGGAATTCACTTGGCATATGAGATTGCAAAGCTTCATGCTGACAAAATGAGTTCTGATGATATAGTTAACTTTGTAATCAATTTAAACAACAAAATATATACTAAGATAATAAAAGGTGAATAACCATGACAAAACTTTCATTGGCTTTAAATGTTAATGATTCAATTCGTATTAAAGAATTTGAAATAGCAAATCAGAAGTTTAAAGTAAAAGTACCATTGAGCCATGAACTCGATGAGATGATGAAAAAGATTGCAGATGCACCTCCGGCGGTAGTAAAGGAAAGATTAAAGAAGATGACTGCGGCTTTGACAACCGAAAAGATTGAGGGTGTCGCAGTAGTCGCAGGTGGTGTTGTAGTCGATGGCAAATCTGCTGACGACACAATTATTTCCATAGTGCAAATGGAAAACAAAATTACCGAATATATTAAATTGCTTGTTCCCAAA